TACACCATTGACAAATAAGTCTTTTTATAGTACAATACATTATTAACAAGTGAGGTAAATTATGGCAGATGTGAAGCTATTTCGTTTGACAACAGGCGAAGATGTAATCGGTAAACTTAAAGAGGAACTATTTGATGAAAATGGTATTTCAACACATGTGGTTTTAGAACAACCTTTTGTGATTATTCCACAACAAGAGGCACCAGGTAAACCTGTAACTCTAGGATTTCATCAATATATTCCGTATGGCAAATGTGATGAAGTTACATTTAAACAAGACAATGTGGTTACAAGTGTTGAACCAACAGATGAATTAACTAAAACATATACACAAAATACAGGTGGTATAGTACAAGTTGAAAAACAGTTGATTACTTAATGAACTTTTATAAAAACTGTGTAGAATATAAAGGTAAGTTATTTGTTAGAGGTATACATGAAGGCCAAGAGTTTCAAGAAAAAATTGACTTTCAACCTACATTCTTTACATTAACAAATAAAGAATCTAAACATACAAACTTGCAAGGTCAGTATCTACACCCAACACAATTTGATAGTATTGCAAAGGCAAGAGAATTTAGAAAGAGTTATGATAACTCTAATTCTCCTATCTATGGTATGGAAAGATTTGCATATCAATATATTGCAAACGAATATAAAGATGATATAGATTGGCAAAAAGATAAAATTAAAATCTTTACTATTGATATTGAAACAAGTTGTGAAGAAGGATTTCCTGATGTAGATAATCCTGTTGAAGAATTATTATGTCTAACAGTAAAGAATCAGACTAACAAACAAATTATAACATGGGGTACAGGTGATTTTAAAACTGATAGAGAAGATGTTACCTATGTAAGATGTAATTCAGAAAAAGAATTGATAAAAGAATTTATGTCTTTCTGGATGAAAAACTATCCTGATATTATTACAGGTTGGAACTGTAAGTTTTTTGATATACCTTATTTACTAGGCAGAATATCTAGACTAACAGACAATAAAGTTATTCGTAAACTATCGCCATGGGGATTAGTTGAACAAAAAGAAATTATTGTAAGAGGTAGACCTAAAACAATATTCAGTATTATGGGTATTGCAATGTTAGATTATATTGACTTGTATCAAAAGTTTATTCCTGTAAGTCAAGAAAGTTATAAACTAGATTACATAGGTAAAGTTGAATTAGGTATTGGTAAAGATGAAATGCCATATGAAACTTTTAGAGAGTGGTATACAAAAGACTTTCAATCGTTTGTAGATTATAACATACAAGATGTAGAAATCGTTGATAGACTAGAAGATAAATTAAAACTTATTGAATTAATATTAACAATGGCCTATGAGGCAAAAGTAAACTATGATGATGTATTCTCACAAGTAAGAGTGTGGGATGTTTTAATCTATAACTATTTAAGAAAAGAACATATTGTAGTACCTGAAAAATCTGAACAAGTAAAAGATACAAAGTATGACGGTGCATATGTAAAAGAACCTATGACAGGTATGCATGACTGGATTGTATCATTTGATATCAATTCACTTTATCCTCATTTGATTATGCAGTATAATATATCGCCAGAAAAAATAGTAGGTATGAATCCAGAAGGTACATCTGTAAATAAATTATTATCTAGAAAATTAAATCTTGAACATTTAAAAGATAAAGATGTATGTATGGCACCGAATGGGGCAACATTTAAAAGAGACAATGCAGGTTTTTTACCTAGACTATTAGATAAGATGTATCAAGATAGAGTTGTGTATAAAGATAAGATGATGAAGGCAAAAAAACTTTATCAAGAAACTAAAGATGACAAATATAAAAATGAGATTGCAAGATGTCATAACATTCAATGGGCAAAAAAGATTGCATTGAATAGTGCCTATGGTGCTATCGGTAATCAATACTTCAGATACTATGATGTAAGACAGGCAACAGCTATAACATCATCTGGTCAATTAGTTATCAGACATATTGAAACTGAAGTAAACAATTATATGAATAAGATTTTACAAACTGAAAATGTAGATTACATTGTGGCATCCGATACAGATTCTATCTATCTTAAATTAGATAGTCTAGTAGAAAAAACATGTCAAGATAAAACAATAGACCAAAAAGTAAACTTTATTGATAAAGTTGCACAACAAAAGATAGAACCATTTATTGAAAAATGTTTTAATGACTTGTCAGATTATACTAATGCATTTGAACAAAGAATGGTTATGAAACGAGAAGTTATTGCTGATAAGGCAATATGGACTGCTAAGAAAAGATATATGTTGCATGTATTAGATGATGAAGGTATCAGACTTACAAAACCTAAAATGAAAATTATGGGTATTGAGGCTGTAAAATCTTCAACACCAGAAGTTTGTCGTGGTAAAATTAAAGAAGCAATTGATATGATGATGACTAAAGACAATGATACACTAATTAAATTTGTTGCAGACTTTAGAGAAGAATTTAATCAGATGACACCAGAACAAATATCTTTTCCTAGAAGTTGTAATAACTTGAAAAAGTATAGAAGTTCAAAAGATATATTTGTAAAAGGCACACCGATACATGTAAAAGGTGCATTGATATATAATCAGAAAATAAAAGAACACAAGATAGACCACATCTATCCAGCAATACAAGAAGGTGATAAGATTAAATTTATAAAACTAAAATCAAGAAACCCTTTTAAGAATGATGTTATAAGTTATATAACAAAATTGCCAAGAGAGTTTGAATTAAACGAATATATTGATAGAGACATTATGTTTGAAAAAACATTTATAACTCCTCTATCATTTATATTAGAGAGTATAGGTTGGGATGTTGAAAAGAAAGCAAGTTTGGAGGCATTTTTCGGATGAGTGATTGGCTAAAAGAATATGCAAATGAAAATGGTTTACCTATAATGAATCAAGGTGAGTTTGAACATCACACAGATAGAATAGGTAAAGAACAATTTAGATTAGACTTAGCAGAATATATTGCTAACAATAGACCTGTATTTCCTTTAAAAGAAATAACAGAAAAAGATGTTAGAAAACTATTTAATGAGTTAAAGAATGATGACATATGGAAGATAATAACACCCATAGAGAATGTAGATAAGACAGTATTTGAAAAATATGAAGACTACAAATACCCATTTAAAGAACATGGTCTAGGATTAATTAATGGTCCTAGTACATATAATTCTATTAGTAATTTCTTTCATCAAGATTTAAGATTGAATTGTGGTAGTTATGGATTTGAAGCACCTATACAAGTATGGACTGAAGGCACAGCGAAAGATATCTGGAAATGTTTAGGTCCTATTTGGCGTGGTATTAATAGTATGAAAAAAGTTAATATTGATGGCGAAGAAAAACTTAGAGGTGGTTCTTTAGTAGAGGCAAGTTATATGAGTGCATTTAGATTAGGTACTTATATTGCAACACAATTTAAACCTAATGTTGCAAAGGCAATATATCAAATGACAGACGCTAAAAAAGTTTTAGATACAAGTTGTGGCTGGGGTGATAGACTTGCAGGTTTTTATACTTCAGACGCTGAAGAATATATTGGGTGTGACCCCAACCCAAATACTTTTAATCAGTATTATCATCAGATTGAAACTTATGAAAAACTTTTAGGTAATACAGATGTTAAAATACATGCAGGTAGAATGACTGAAGATAGTCCTTCATTTATAGGTGTAGAAGGTAAAAAGAAAGTTAGAATTTATAGATGTGGTGCAGAAGATTTACCATGGGATGAAATCAATAATGTTGATTGTGCATTTACAAGTCCACCTTATTTTTCAACAGAAGAATATAATAAAGGTGGTGAACATGAAGAAGACCAATCATGGTCTAAATTCAATGAGTATGAAAAGTGGCGTGATGATTTCTATTTACCGGTTGCACTAAATAGTCATAAGAGTTTATCAGATAATGGATTTCTATTTGTAAATATAATGGACCCCAAAATAAAAGGTAAAAGATATTATAGTTGTGATGAATTAGTTGATTCTTTATCAGACTATTTTATCGGTCAGATTGGCATGAGAATCATGCAAAGACCACAAGGTAATGCTAAGTTTAAAACAAAAGAAGAATTGCAAGAGTTTATGAATATGTTGTTCATAGAAAATGTATGGTGTTTTCATTCTGTACATTCCGACTTAGATTTATTTAGACATTCAAGAGTAACCACACTTGACAATTTCTTCTAGATGTTGTATAATGATTTTCATATTGAGGTAATAAAATGAATGATTTTTTAAAAGATATAATTAAAGAGACAGGCAATGAATATGCCACTCTAGCATCCGATGGTGTTACAGGTGGCGATGTCAGTAGTTTTATTGACACAGGTTCATATGCTTTCAATGCCCTATTATCAGGCAGTATTTTTGGTGGATTACCAAATAATAGAATAACAGCAATTGCAGGTGAGGCTGCAACAGGTAAAACTTTCTTTGCATTAGGTGTATGTAAAAGTTTTCTTGACATAGATAAGGATGCTGGTATAATTTATTTTGAATCAGAAAATGCAGTATCAAAAGATATGCTTGAACAAAGAGGTATAGATACAAAAAGAACAGTTGTTGTGCCAGTTGCAACAGTACAAGAGTTTAGAACACAATCAATAAAAATTATTGACAAGTATTTAGAACAAGAAGAAAGTAAAAGAAAACCTATTATGTTTGTACTTGATTCTCTAGGCATGTTATCTACTACAAAAGAAATGGAAGATACTGCTGAAGGTAAAGAAACAAGAGACATGACTAGAAGTCAAATTGTTAAATCAGCATTTAGAGTTTTAACTTTAAAACTAGGTCAGGCAAATGTGCCAATGATTATGACTAATCATACATATGATGTGATTGGTTCTATGTTCCCACAAAAAGAAATGGGTGGTGGGTCTGGTCTTAAATATGCAGCTTCAAGTATTGTATATCTAGGTAAAAGAAAAGAAAAAGATGGCACAGAAGTTGTCGGTAATATAATTCGTTGTAAAAATTACAAGTCTAGAATTACAAAAGAAAATGAACAAGTAGATGTTAGACTATCATATAAAACAGGTCTAGATAAATACTATGGTCTTTTAGAATTAGCAGAAGAATGTGGCTTGTTTAAAAAAGTATCAACAAGATATGAATTACCAGACGGCAACAAACAATATGCAAAAACAATAAATAATGAACCTGAAAAATATTTCAAAAAAGAAGTATTAGAGAAGATTGATGAGTACACAAAAAGAAAATTCACCTACGGAACAGAAGACTAAACCATATACATTTGCACAAAGACAAGATGATGATTATACCTGTATAAAACTTACAGAAGGTAAGTATGCAGAAGTAATTTATAAGTATGGTAATGTTGGATTCAAAGAAGTAGAAGACCAAGAAAAACTTTCAGTAATATTCGATTATAATATTCTAAAAAATCCTAAAGATGTGGACATTGATGAACAAGAGTTTATCGACCACATAGGTGATATATTAATTGATTTAGTAGAAGAACAATTAGCAACAGGTAAACTTGATTTAAAAATAGAGGATGTAAATGAGTGATAGAATAGAAAGAATTATATTAAGAAATTTATTTTATAATGAAGACTTTACAAGAAAAGTTTTACCTTTTATTAAATCAGATTTCTTTACTAGTCATAGTGAAGCTACATTGTTCGGTGAGATAAATGAGTTTGTACTTAAATATAAAAACTTACCTACAAAAGAAACCATACTTGTAGAATTAAATAAAAGAAAAGATTTAAAAGAAGATGAATTAACTGAAATCAAAACTATTGTAAACAAACTTGATAATCAAGAAGTAGAATTACAATGGTTATTAGATACAACAGAAAAGTTTTGTAAAGATAGGGCAGTACATAATGCAGTCTTATCAGGTATTCAGATTCTAGATGGTAAAGATAAGAAACAAAATCCAGAGGCAATACCTAGTATATTATCTGAGGCACTTGCAGTATCTTTTGACAATCATGTTGGGCATGATTATGTTGATGATTCAGAGGCAAGATATGATTTCTATCACAAAAGAGAAAAAAGATTTAAGTTTGATTTAAATTACTTTAACAGAATTACAAAAGGTGGTGTGCCAAGTAAAACACTTAACATTGCACTTGCAGGTACAGGTGTTGGTAAATCATTATTCATGTGTCATGCAGCTGCAAATTGGTTGCAAGATGGCAAAAATGTTTTATACATTACTCTTGAAATGGCAGAAGAAAGAATTGCAGAAAGGGTAGACGCTAATTTAATGGATGTTACAATAGATGATTTACATGCAATGCCAAAAGATATGTATGAAAGTAAAATGTCTAAACTACAAAAGAAGACAGTAGGTAAATTAATCATCAAAGAATATCCTACTGCCTCTGCTCATAGTGGTCATTTCAGAGCATTACTAAACGAATTATCATTGAAGAAAACTTTTAAACCAGATGTAGTCTTTATAGATTACCTCAATATATGTGCGAGTAGCAGGTTCAAAGGTGGTAATATCTCATCATATTTTTATATCAAGGCAATTGCTGAGGAGTTAAGGGGACTTGCAGTTGAATTTGATATGCCTATATTCTCTGCTACTCAAACGACAAGAAGTGGTTTTACTTCAACAGATATCGGTTTAGAAGATACGGCAGAATCATTTGGTTTGCCGGCAACAGCAGACTTCATGTTTGCACTAATCTCTAATGATGAGTTAGACCAATTAGGTCAATTAAAAGTCAAACAATTAAAGAACAGATTCGGCGACCCAAGTATGAATCGTTCTTTTATCATAGGTGTAGACCGTTCTAAGATGAGACTATTTGATGTTGAAGCTTCTGCTCAGAACATTGTTGATAGTAATCAGAC